ACTAGTTCAGATCCATTCTTAGGATAAAACCAATTTATTTCTTCATATAAATGATTAAGACCTGCGTATACTTGTTCTCCTGCGCTATAGTTAATTCCTAAATTACTTCCTGTATTAGTAAATACAAAATCTTCAACTAAGCATGGAACTGATTTAACTGTTCCATCAAAAACAAAAAAACCTCCTGCTTGTCCCATCCACCAAACTCTTCCATTTACGTAATGTAATGCATGTTGCCCAATCAACCCACAGTTACTTCCAACCTGTCTAATAGAAAAAGTAAACGGAGGACCTACAAACTGCATAACATATGCAGAAGTATCTGTTAAAATTAAAATGTAATCTTTACCTTTTGCAGCTCCTACGATTTTTACTCCAGAGTCCAACCTAAAAGTACCAGCAGTGTTAACTGAAGTTGGTGCATACTCAGATATATTTTCTTGATCAGAAAACCTAATAAACATTTTATCTTGTGTAGTATCATCTCCAACAGTTGTTTCTGTTCCAAGCAATATTAAATGTCTATCTCTATCTGACACAATAGACATTACAGATCTTGTTGGTGCTCCGCTAACAACAACCGCCCTTGTAGTTAAAGCATTGGTATCAGCGCTTATAGGATTCCAAGAAAAGGTTTTTCCATTTTTAATAGTGGCTATCATAACTTGACCAAAATTATCTATTGACCAGGAAGCGGGATCAATAATTAAATTACTGACTGTTGAGGGAGATCCCCAGGTTCCTCTTCCCCACGTCCCTGTTCCCCAACCATAACCTGCTGTAGCGTTTAGTGGTCCTGGTTTGATATATGGATTTACTGTAGCAGCACCACTAGCAGATGTAGTTGCCGATGCAGCGCTAGCCATTGTAATTGTAAAGCTGTTAGCTGATGAAGTTATAACTTCAAATGTGTTTGTTTCAAAATCTGATGCTACATATCCTGCACCACTTGGAGGAGTTACAGATGTAAAGGTAAACAGATCTCCTGCCAATAGGCCATGAGTTGTTTTATTTACAGTGACGGTTGCTGAAGTATCTGTGGTATCGAACGTACAACCCGTTAGTGCTGTATCTAAGGGTGTGATATCATAAAAGCCACCTTCGTAATAAATAAACAAAGCTTTGTTAGTTCCTAAAGCTGCATATCTTCTTCCATCTAAATCAGCCCATACTAGTTGTTTTCTCACGGCTCCAACTAAAGTATCTGATGTAATCTGCTCCCAACCACCTATTTTTTCAGGAGAACCGTATCTAAATCTTACAAAATCCCCATCAGTCCACTGACCTTCTGCTCCTGTCTCTGTGACTTGTTTATTGAATCCTGGTGCTATTTGTATGTTTGTTAAAGGCATATGAAATTATAACATACAAGCTTTAAAAAGTTTAGACTAACCATAAAATTATCCTATTTTAATAGTAATTTTCCGTCATCTGCAAAATAGATATATTTTAATTTTGAATTTTTCAATGAAAAAACAACATCTTCAAAACTATCGACCATTGGATATCCTGCTAAATTAAAAGAAGTGTTCATAAGCATGGGAACTTTAAAATTTTGTAATAATTTATAAAGTACAAAATTGTCTTTTTTGTTTACAGTTTGAACCCTACAAGTATTGTCTACGTGTAATATTCCAGGTATTACATTTTTAGCTTTATCTTTTGCTTGAGGAGCATACATCATGAATGGAGACTTATCTATATTTTTAAAATCAAAATAATCATTTACTACTTCTTCAATAATTGAAACAGCAAATGGTCTAAATTTTTCTCTTTTTTTAATTTCATTCATAATATCTTTACAATTAGGTATAGTTGGATCTAATAATAAACTTCTATTACCTAAAGCTCGGGGTCCCGCTTCAGCTCTTCCTTGAATTAATCCTACAACTTCACCATCTTTTAAAAGGTTTATAATTTCATTAATCTCAATGGATTTTTCTTTTATTTTAAAATTTTTATTAATATTTATTTTTTGTCCTAAATAAATATTGTCTAGTTTAATAATAGGTTGTTTTTTAGAATATAGATAAGAATAAACAGAGCCAATTGAGTTACCCTCATCTCCACACAAAGGTTCAAAATATAAACTACTATCAGTAAAATGTTTTTTTAATTTAAAATTATTTACAACGTTTAACCCTGTTCCTCCAGTAAACACCATATTTTTAAATTTAAATTTTTTTATTAAGTTTAAATAACTTTCTTCAAAATATTTTTGACATGACGCAGCATGATCAACATTTAAATCTATATTTTCTATTTTTGATACATCTAAATTAACATTCACTTTTCCGTATGATTGTAGACCCATAAATTTACCTTCTTCATTATCAAAACCAAATTTTTTAGAAACAGCTCCGTAATAATTTCCTAATCCATATTTATTGGAAACTTTAAATATAGTTTTATTATCTATTAAAGGAGGATATATTTTTTTTATTTTATTTTTGTTATAGTTATGACTAAAATTTACATTAACTTTTATATTTTGTTTCGCATTTTTACAAAAAACATTTTTATAAATACATTTTACATTATTTTTATCTACATCAAATACGGAAGCTGTTTCATAACCTTGACTTTTATCTTCTAGATACCAGTCACTTCCTCTGCCATCTATTACAAAAACTCTAGCTTTGTCAAAACCAGAATCTACATAGGCTTTAAATAAATGATTTACATGATGAGGAGTGTGCCATGAAAATACTTCAGTATCTAAAGATATAATTTTTTTAAAAATTAAATAGCTTTTTAAATTAAACAATTCTATTTCATCGTAATTATAAGAAGAAACCGTAACTAAATCTATTTTAATATTTAAATTTAATATTTGTTCTATGCAAGCATACGGTGGACCCATTAGAAGTTTTCTTCTAACTATTTTTCTTTCTTCGTTATACCAAATTAATTTTCCATCTTGAAAAATACAAGCTGAAGGTTCACTGCCTATTTGTAATCCACAAACAATCATTTAATAAACTTTAACTATATCTGAAAAAAATTTATTGTTTAAAATATCTAATTGTTTTGTAAAATTTAAATTAAAAGATATTATAGATTTTCTTTTATTACTTAAATTTATTCCAGAACGATGAATTATAGTGCTTGGAAACACTATAAGGTCTCCTTCTTTTATATCAATTGTAAAACTTTTATTTTGATTTTGAGGGTATAAAAATTCTGTTTTTGGATTTTCTTCTTGATCAAACTCTACATAATAAACACCCGTGTAGTTGTGAAAATGAACGTGCCAGCCATGAGTTCCTTTTAATTCATATTGTTGATACCACATGTTCATTAAAATAAAATTTTCAAAACCCATTTCATTAGCACAATCTTTAAAATGTTTTTGTAATATAGGTAAATATTTTTTAATCCAAGCTCTATCCATGTTAGCACTATCAGGCCAATCAGTTTTAATATCGTCAGAAGATGATTTATTTTTTACTACGTATTTTTTTCTTACATCTTTTTCAAACATTTGTAATAAATCGTTTTTTATTAGTTCATGTGGTAAAAATTTTGTATGCAAAATTATAGAGGGTATTTCTATTTTTTGTTTTAACATACAATTAAATATTATATTTTATTGTTAGTATAATATTATAATCAATATCAGTATGAGAAGTTTTAAATCTAGAAAAATTAGAGGGTAAAGTTAAAATTCTGTTTTCTTGATAATCAACAGTTTCGTAGTTTGTTAATTGAAAGTAGCCATTTGCATTATTAAAAAAATAATAACTAGTTAAACTAGTGTCATAAATATCTACTATATCATTAGATTTTTCCTCAACAATTGATTTTGTTTTAACGTATAAATTTAAATCAGCTTTTATAATTTTTATTATTTTTAATTTATTTACTATTGGTGATAGCAAAGAAATAAAAGGACTAGAAAAATTTTTGTTATTATTTATTTCAACTAGATTATGAAAAAAATTACCACTGTTTTTATCTAAGAACCACGGAAAATTATTGTCCGTTATTTTTTTAAATGTAATAAAGTATTCTTTATTAGTTATAAAGTTATTTTCTACTTGTATTGTCATGAGTTTTTATTACATCTTTTTCAGTAGTTAATAGATTTTTAATATCCTCACTAAAATTCATATTCCATTCAGCAACCATTCTTATCAAACAATTTCCAAAATGTCTTAATGACAGAGCATCGAAATGTATTTTTTTATGTTTAATAATAATTTTTATTTCTTCTTCTGAAAAATTTAAGTCACATGAACCATCTTTAGGGTTTTGTCTAAAATCCATTTTGTTCCTCTATAGTTGTTATTCCCCAATAAGGTCTTTTATCCATATAATTATTTGCATATTTACCATTTTTTAAAACATAATGTAAAAAACATTGAGTATGCCAATCCCCGAGAAATTCATCTCGTCTATGGTTAATTTTAGAACCCAGATAAATAATCGCGTCTCCAGGTTTAGTTATCAATTTTTCGTTTTCCATATATATTGGCCAATCAGGACCATTGTTTCCAATATGAACGGTTAAACTTACTTCACAAGAAGGCCTGTCTTTATGATTTTTTAATATGGCATGTTTAGTATACATTCTCCAATAAGAGTAAGTTGGTAATAATTCTACATTAAGTTTTTTTTCTATTAGATTTTGCTTTGTTAACAACAAAGATTCCATTGCTGGATCACCATAAAAAGCTGTGTCATAAGTATTACTTTGTTTAAAGTCAAAATTTGTTGTATTAAGTCTGTGTTTAATTTCACAATATTTATTTAATAAAATAATTTCACTCTTATCTAAAAAATTTTCTATTTTAACAAAATTAAAATCTTTACTTATCTTGCCCATGCCACCACCGAAAATCTTTCTCCTTTTGTAACTGGAGTTACTGCATGAGGAAACATAAAATTACTAGGCCAAATAATTAATCTATTAGATACTTTTTCAATTACATGCATTTTTTTAGATTCTAATAGTCTAAAATTTAAATTACCACCCTCATAGTTGTCATTAACAAAATAAATAAAACTCATAGTTCTAGGAGCTGAGGGGCCATCATCAATATGAAATTTATAGTGTCCTCCTTCACTATATTTTAAAACCTGCATGTCGTTTATATTTACATTAAGATCAAAACCATCATGGCTTTTATTATATTCTTTAAGATAATGTGAAAAACATCCAAGAAAAAACGAAGCCCAATGAGCATTTGTTAAACTAGAATCATTTATGTTTGATAAAGTATATCCCATAACATTTCTTACTGAGGGATCTATTCTTTGAGAACCATCAGCATTTAAAACAGCGCTAGGAGAGTATTTAATATTATTTTTACAAATTTTTGCAAACGCTTCTAAGGCACTTTTACCAAGAACGTTATCAAATACTTTTATATAATTATTAACTATTTCCATGATTTTCTATGCCACCAGTTATTTTTATAATTATGTAATAAAGTTTTCATAAAATTAAATTTATGTTTTATTATTTCTTTTTCACTTTTAGTTTTAATTTTTAATTTCCAAGCATCTCTTTTAAAGGGTATTACCTGCACATAAGGTGTTCCTTTTTTTATAGTAGTTTCTAAAATAGGGTATTTATCACCATTAATAATTATAGGAAAATTAACTTCATAATCAAATGTATCTGTGTCAACTATACCTGGGATTATTGAAAATCTATCATCTTGGTTATTTAAAGGAGGTAAAAATAAACAAGAATATCCAGGAGGTGTTTTTATAAACCAAGGGTTTAAAATTTTTAAAAAAGAAAACCAATTGTTTTTTTTAACAAAAGGACATTTTTCTCCAAGCTGTTCTATTGGGTGATAAGAGCTTAATCCGCTTACATTGATATTTATTTTTTCTTTTGTTTTTTCTGGTAAAGTATTTTCAGGACTTTCCCATATACATTTTTTTTCACCTGTATCTGAATCTAAAATATTATGAGCTAAATAAGAATCGTTTGGTATTTTTAATAAATAACCTGTTGTTAATGTATCTAAAAAAGGCATACAGCCTTTTACTGTCCGTAATGTAGCAGTGTGATCTAATTCTTTATACCAATCAGGTATATTTAATTTACAGGGTATAGGTCTTAAATCTTTTTGATTAGTTATTAATTCATCTGCACTAAATTCAATAATATTAGCTAACATTTATATTCTTTTTGTAAAAAGAAATATATTATATTAAGGTATTTGTAAAGGACTATAATAAGTTATTGAATTTTCAACGCAATACTCTTCCCAAGTTTTATTTAAAGGATAAGTAATACTTGATAAATCTTGAGATAATAAAACATTTTTGTAAGTTTCTAAATTACTAAACATAGGGTTATCTGGATTAGAATCTAAAAACATTTCTAATTTAACAACAATTTCATTAATATGTTTTTGTAAACTTTCTTCATCTACAAATGAAGTAACTATGTCTTCATAAACAATAGTATCGCCAGACAATTTAGCTGATTTTTTATTTTTTCTTACACTATCAAAATCAGAGTCCGATACAGTTTTTACGTTGTAAAAAACATCTTCAATATTCATGTGAACTTTTTCATCAGAAGATGCTATTTTATATAAATCATTTCCGTTAAAAATTAAATAAGCCATAATAATTATCCGCTATTCTCCATTAACCATATACTTCCTGGGTTTCCACTATTTCCTACACCTCCAGGAGATGTTGAGCCATTTCCACCTTTTCCTGTACCTCCAGGATTAGGAGAATTTGCTCCAAATAAAATATTTCTAGTTAAAGCGGTAACTGTTGCGCCTGGTGTATTACCAGAGGCTCCTCCGCCTCCAGGGCCATTTGAGCTTCCTCCATTTCCAGTAGATCCTCCGTTTGCAGTAGCTAAGTTTGTAATATTACTGTTTCCACCTGCATTTCCAGAAGGTGCAGGGTTGTTACTGAAATGTGAATTTCCTCCGCTTCCACCACTACCAACAGAAAAACTATACCCAGTTCCACCGGTAACAGCACCTGTAAAAAAACCAAATCCACCGGATCCGCCCGATCCTCCATTACCACCAGGTCCTCTTCCTGCACCACCTGCACCACCTCCAGATAAATATGCTTGAAATTTTGTAGCTGCGGGATTTGCAGTATAGGTTCCAGAAGTAGGACCATTTTGAAATCTTACCAATTGAAAGTTAGATGAACCCGCGCCAGATGAAGCAGAAGTAATTCTACCTTGTGCATCAACTGTAATTGATGCAGCTGTATAAGATCCTGCACTTACTGCAGTGTCAGCAAGTTTGTCAGCAGTTACAGCGTCATTTGCTATCTGCGTAGTATCAACTTCGTTCGCATCAATTGCGCCATTATCAATTACTGTATTTCCATTTGAAATAATACCCATTAGTATCTCCTTTAAATTTTTTCTAACTTTAATCTAAATTTTTCATTAGATTTGTTATTGATTAAGTATATATCGTCAGCACCCTCCTGTAAAGTCCAGCTCCCCTTTGTTCCATCAACTATATTACCTTCTGTTTTATGTTGATTATTAAGATGTAAATCCCCTGTATAAACATTCTGCCAAACGTTACCAGAAGCTCCCAAATCATAGGTGTCATTAGCACCAGGTAGTATATTACCTGTGGCTGTAATTGCTCCTGAAGTTATGGCTCCTGTTGTGATGGCACCAATTGTGCTAAGGTTAGCATTCACATCAATAATATTTGTTCCATTACTATAAAGAATTTTTATTCCTTTATCTGTTGTTGAAAAAGTAGGACCAGTTCCACCTGCAGTTTTAAACTCAACAGTAAATGCTCCAGAAGTATTGTTATAAACAATATAAGATTTTTCTATACTATCCGGAACTGTAACAATTTGATTTCCTGTAATTGTTCCAGATAATTCTATAATTAAATTTCTTGCATCGGAAGAAGATGTGGATCCGTCAGCTATCGACAATGCTGTTGTTTGTGCTCCACCAGTTATGTCTTTATCTACATAACCTTGCATTTGGTTAATGATTTCTAAATTTGTATTTGTTTTAGTTCCCCAAGTACCATCATTGGCACCTGTAACCATTAGTTCTATTCCAAGATCAGTATATGTTGATGACATGTTGCTATTATATCCTCTCTATGCTGCTTTATCAACCTCAGTCCAAACATTAGACACTCCAGTATCTATTTCTGCCCATGCTGTAATATTTGGGTTTCCTGTATTTGTTTGTAATTGAATTCCAGTAACATCCACATTAGCGTTTCCTGTTACTGTAACAGATCCTACAGAAGTGGACATTTGAACACCCGTGACCTCATACACAGCTACAGCATCTACTGTTCCAACTGAACCAGTTAATTGAATACCTGTTAGTTGAACGTTAGCGTCTGCTGTAGGAGTTTCTTCTCCCATAGACATTGTTAACTCTTGACCAGTAACTTCAACTGTTACATCTGTAAATGCAGACTCATCACCAATATTAGTTTCTAAAACTAAAGACTGTTCATTAACAGCATTAATCATGTCTGTAGATCCATCCGCTCCATCAAAATGAAGAAGAGCTACTGTATCTGAATCAACTGAAAATTCGCTTGTAGGTTCTGTAAAACTTGAACCTTCATATCTTGCAATATCTGAAACTCTTAATTCATCTATGTAACCATCAAAATCACCAAAGCCATTTTTACCAATAGTAAATGGACCGTTATCCTGTTTATTAGCTGTGGTAGCTGTATCTTCTAAAGTTCCGTTTTTATATATTCTGTGAGTGTTTCCTTGTCTTTCATAAGACAACATAGTCCATTCATTTGCATTAACAGTAACTGAAGTAGTAATAATTGTTGATGGATTTACAGTCCAATAAACTTGATTACCTAATAAATATGATTGTTCTGTTGTGCTTGTTCCTGATTGCCAAATACCTTTGTAACCTGTAACGTTGTCAGGTCTAATCCAAACATCAACTGTAAAGTCTGTTGAGCTTAGATCTAAATTCGTTGT